AGTATATGCTGCAAGTCCTATATTAGAAGCAGGAAGATTATGGATGCCTAAGAATAAAAAGTGGGCAGATGATCTTGTAGAAGAACTATTAAGTTTTCCAAACGGTCGCCATGACGATCAGGTAGATGCTTTGGCTATGGCAGTACATTACATGAAAGAATCATGGCATATAACTCATCCAGATGATCCTAGTTGGGAAGATGATGTAAACTACCGTAGGCAGAAGAAAGTTGCATACTGGAGAGTTTAGTGCTATAATTATTTTAATTGCGGAAGGATAAGTACATGGGATTTCCTTTAGAACTTATTACAATGCTAGGCTCTGGACTATTGTCTGGTATTATGTCTCTTTGGTCACAAAGTATGAAAGCAAAACAAGAAGCTTTCAACAGAGCGATTGAGGGATTAAAGGAACAATCAAAGGCAACTGATCTTGCTAGACGTTATGAGAATACAGGATTTCAGATTACAAGACGAGTTATTGCAATCTCTGCTGTATTAGCTATTATTGTTTGGCCTAAGATTGTAGCAGTCTTTTGGCCTGATGTTTTAGTTACGGTAGGATATACTGAATTTAATCCCGGCTTTTTCTTTCTTACAGAAGGAAATGAAATTATAAAATGGCAAGCATTACGAGGATTAGTTCTGACACCTTTGGATACTCATTTGGTATCGGCAATAGTAGGACTTTACTTCGGTGCATCAATTGTAAAGAACTCTAAATAATATTAGGAATTATTTTGTGGGATTATGATAAGGGTATCAATCACAGTTTAAAAAAACCTGTTGAAAAAGATTTTAAATATTGGTATGACTACTTTTAAAGTTTAAATGAGTACTTATATTTAAAATATAAAAATACATATCCGAAAAGGAAGAATAAGAATGGCGGTTGAAAAAAATCCATTTGAAAGAATGCCTCAAGCAGAGATTATAGAGATTGATGCTAGTAATGGTGCATCTGTTGAACTTGAAAAGAATGTTACCTTTGATCTCGATCCTGACGGTGGTGTGGTTGTAAGTTTTGATGAAGGTATTGAAATTGAAACTAAGCCAGATATTAAAGAATGGTTTGAAAATTTAGCTGATAAGATAGATGAGAATGATCTAGAGGATATTGCTTCTAAAGTTTATGATAATTTTGAATCTGATAAAGATTCTAGAAGCGAATGGGAGAGCATGTTTGAAAGAGGCTTTGATCTTCTAGGTCTAAAGCTTCAAGATGCAACAGAACCATTTGAAGGAGCTTGTACTGCTGTTCATCCGCTTCTTATTGAATCAGCCGTTAAGTTTCAATCTAAAGCTTCTCTTGAACTATTTCCTGCAGCAGGTCCAGTTAAAGCTCAAATACTAGGTAATCAAACACCTGATAAGATTGATCAAGCTGAAAGAGTTCAAGAGTTTATGAACTATCAGCTAACAGAACAAATGCCTGAATACTTTGACGAGTCTGAACGGCTTTTGTTTCACCTACCTATTATTGGTTCAGCATTTAAGAAAACATACTATGATGCTTCATTAGAGCGTCCTGTATCTGAGTTTGTACCTATTGATCAGTTTTATGTTTCGTACTACGCTAGTGATCTAAGAAAAGCAGACAGATATACTCATGTAATATACAGAAGTCCTGTTGATCTTATGAAAGAGATTGATGCAGGAATGTATAAAGATATTGATTTGCCTGAAGCATATGTTCCTGAACAATCTTCTATGGCAACCAAGCTAGACACAGTTCTAGGTCTTTCACAAACATCAGATTCTGATTATCAGTATGTTCTTCTAGAACAGCATTGCTATCTTGAATTACCAGAAGACCCTGAACATGAAGAGGGTGTCTCTCTTCCATATATTGTAACGATTGAAGAACAATCAAAACAAATTCTAAGTATTCGTAGAAACTATCGACCTGACGATAAAACAAGACAAAAGGTAATGCACTTTGTCCATTACAAATATGTACCGGGCTTTGGTTTCTACGGACTAGGATTGATCCACTTCCTTGGTAATCTAACGATGACTGCAACAGCAGCTATGAGAGCGTTAGTGGATGCGGGTCAATTCGCTAATCTACCGGGAGGATTTAAATCTAAAGGAGTTAGAATTGTTGGTGATAATGATCCAATATCTCCTGGTGAGTTTAAAGAAGTTGAAGCAACAGGCATGGATTTATCTAAGTCTATTGTTCCGTTACCTTATAAAGAGCCATCCAATACTCTTCTGTCTATGCTTAATTTTGTTATTGGAACAGGACAGAAGTTTGCTGATACAACGGAACAAGTAGTATCGGACGCTGCCTCTTATGGTCCCGTTGGTACTACGATGGCCCTACTTGAAGCCAGTAGTAAATTCTTTTCTGCCATTCATAAAAGGCTTCATAAATCGCAGAAAGACGAATTAAAAATCTTAGCACAAATAAATCATGACTATCTGCCTAATGAATATCCATTTGAGGTGCCGGGAATATCAAGACAAGTTCTTAAAAAAGATTTTGATGGAAGAATTGATATTGTCCCAGTAAGCGACCCAAATATTCCTTCTAATGCTCACCGAATGATGTTGTCTCAGCTAGCTTTACAGCTAGCCCAACAAGCTCCTCCCGGTATGTTTAATATGGAAGCATTAAATAGGACTATTTTGCAAGCAGCTAACATGCCTAATTTAGATGAGATACTTCCACCAGAAAAGAAACCTAGACCCCTTGATCCTTTGTCAGATATTCAAGTTGCTATCAAAGGTGAGCCTATTGGAGCTTTTCCGGGACAGAATCATGATGCTCATATACAAGTTAAGATGGCTTTTATGCAAGACCCAACAACTGGTGGTCAACCATTAATGGGAGCAGTTGTTCCTGTATTACAGGCTAATATTCAGGAGCATGTTGTAATGAAATATAAAGAACAGGTTGAAGGTGTTGCTATGACGATGAAAGATCAAGTACCACAAGGTCAACCTATCACACCTGATATGATTGAGTTTGCTATGGCGCAAGCTGCACAACAAGTTCTTCAAGCTAATAATCCACAGATGATGCAGCCAACGCCAGAGCAACAGCTTGTTGAAATTGAAAATATGAAGTTACAAGTTGAAAGAGACAAGCTACAAGCTCAGATGGTTAAAGATGCTGCTACTGCTGCTCTTAAAAATAGAGAACTGGATATTGATGAAAACGAAATCGTTATTAAATATATTAAAGAAGGTAACGAGAATCAGCAAGATAGAGCTATAGAGTTAGAAAAGACTAAAGCAGAACAGGCTACTAAAGCTATTGAAACTTTACTTAAAGGAGCTTTGGAAGAACAAAAGCTAGAAGATAACAATACTTATAAAGCCGCTGAACTTCTTACTAGATTGGCTGGAAATAAAATGTCTTCAGATACTAAGATTGAATCTGAAAGCATGAAAACAATTACAAATCTTATAAAGGAACTAAAAAATGACAAAGCTAATTGATAAGATTAAATCCTCTAGTAAAAAATATATGTTTAAATTTAAAACAGTTGTAGGGTGTGGCTCCTGTAGCTGTCTACCAGAAGGGCATCAAACTCCTTGTGGTATTTGGAAAAAAGTATTAATTGTAGGTGCAGCATCATTTATTATTGGAGCAGTATTTATCTAAATGAATTTATGGGATGAAATTGTTGAGTCATACGAAAAAGAAATGGCTTCAGTACAAAATAACTTAGTAGAAGGAGCAGCTTCCGACTACGCAACATATAAAGAATTAGTAGGGTTCCATTCTGGAATTTCATGGGCAAGAAATAATATTCTTTCAATTGTAAAAAAACGATACTATGATAATGAGGAGAATTAACCATGCAAGTTCAAGCTTTAAGTAAAGCTATTCAGAATGATCAATGGATTACGGGATTTGAAGAAGATATTCCTGATCCAGATATTCTACCAGATATTCCCGGCTATCATGTTTTAGTCAGACCAATCTCAGTTAAAAGTCAAACTAAGGGTGGTATTTTTTTACCAGACTCGACAAAAGATGATATTGCTTATCTTACAACTGTAGGAAAAGTTTTAAAAGTTGGTGATCTCGCATATAAAGATACAAATAAATTTGCAGATATTCCTTGGTGTGCAGAAGGTAATTATGTATGCTATGGTAAAAATGCAGGTATTAAGCTTCATTATAAAGGAGTTAAACTAATTCTTTTATATGATGACCAAATTATTATGCGAGTTGAAAATCCAAAAGATTTAGACCCAACTTTTAATTTATCTAACTAGTGTAGTTGCACCAGTTAAAATTATATTGTATAATAAATTATTCGTAACCGCCTGTGTCGAAACAGCGTATAAAGGAAAATTAAATGAGTGATGAAAATTCGGAATGGAGTGACGTTACAATTCCAGAGAAGGTTGATTTTGAAGTTGAAGATGATTCTAATGAAAAGGAGGTGATCGAACAATCTACTGAAATTGAAACAGCAGAGGAGATCGAACAACCTAAAAAAGAATTAGAAGAAGCAAAGAAAGAACCTATTAAAGAGCTTGACGGTATTGAAACGTCAGGCGCTCAAAAAAGAATTAGAAATCTTGTTAGACAACGAAAGGAAAGAGACGAGCGTATTCAAGCTCTCCTACAAGAAAAAACAGATTTAGAAAAAAATCTAAGAAATATGGAGAGAACGTATGTTGATACTCAAAAGGCTAATTCATCAGTTTCTCTAAAACAATTAGAAGAACAGATGGCACTAGCTAAAAATGATTATATTGAAGCTTATAATTCTGGTGATCCAGAGAGAACTCTAGCAGCTTTGGATGTACTTCAAAGGGCATCAAATAATATTAATGATCTACAAAGACATCAATATGCACTAGAGGATTATGAAAAACAATATGCAGCTCAAGAAGAACAACAAGTACAACAACAAGCTCCTCAACAACCTGATGCGTTAGCGGTTGATTGGGTAGAAAATAATGAATGGTTTGGTAAGGATTCAGTTATGACTGCAGCAGCTTATGCAATTGATGCAGATCTAAAACAAACAGGTTATGATCCTAAAGAACAAGATTTTTATGACGAGATTGATCGTAGACTACGGAATGAATTTCCACATAAGTTTAATCAAGAAGAGAGTGTTGAAGCTAGCACAACTCGACAACCCTCTCAGGTGGTGGCGGGAACATCACGCAGTCCCACCAGTTCTAATAAAAAGATAAAGCTATCTCAAGAAGATGTGAGACTAGCTCAGAAATGGAACATACCACTTGAGGTATATGCTGCTGAGAAACTAAAAGTTGATAAATCAGACAGTGAATATACAGATATAACATTTAAGCGTGGAGTATAGTAAAATGGATACACGGAAAGAAATTAAAGAACGTAGCATTGATACAAGAGAACATAATTCTAGAGAAGAAACCGAATGGACCTATGAAGAGCCTAATGCTCTAGAGATTCCTGAGAGCGTATATAGACGCTTTGAAAATGAGGGAATGGGTCTAAGATGGATTCGCATTACATTACGCAACCAAGATGATTACCAAAATGTTGGTAAGAAACA